AACCGGATCATCACGCGGGTACAGCTCCACGTTGATCTTGTACGGTTCGAGGACCGGCTTGATGCAGTCGAACAAATGCTGCCGCTGCTCGGGAAGGGAAACGGTGCTCATGCAAAGGCCACGAAGCGGTTTGCGAGGAGGACTCGACGATACCGTTGCTGTGGCGATGACCCCTGATACCCCTCGATGATGAGATCGGCCTGGCCAATACGCTCAGTGTAGATCGAGCCAGCGTAGTCCATCGAGGCACGGAAGATGCTCTCGGGAACCACACCGGTGAACCGATCGCCGAGCACAGTATTGCCGTAGTCGATCGCAGCGTCGAGTGCCCAGACCAACGACGGGTCAGTCTGGTCGACGCCGGTATACACCGCGAGGTCAGCGATGTCAGGCCATCCGGTGATGGTGGCCCGACCCACGTTTACGGAATGGTCGGACATCAGGCCGGCGGGATGACCTGCACGAAGGCAGTCGACTCGGTGACGAGTCCCGCGAAGTACCCGTAGTACGCGATCTCCCAGCCGAGGAGCTTCGGCTCAACGACTCGCAGCGCACCGCGGCGATCCTCGTACACCTCGGCGAACGAGGAAGCCATGACGATGATCGAACCTGGCGGCAGACCCGGCGACACGACGAGCGGCAGACCGAGGATCGAACCGGCCATCTGCGTCAGGCGCAGCTGACCAGCCGAGTTCATCGGCGAACCGGCAGCCATGATCGGACGACCGGTCGTGTCGGTGATCGACACGAGACGAGCCCACATGTCGGGCGAGCACGCGATCAGGTCCGGCATCCGCAAGCAACCGCTGTAGACGGCGGCAGCAGCCTCGGCGATGGCCGCCAGCCAGTCAGCGGCAGTGTCGGTCGTCACCGTCACAGCCTTGGCGACGTTCGTCACCGTAGCGGCCGTGTGGATCAGACCAGCCGTGACGGCCTCGGTCTGGATGCTGTACTGATCGGCGAGGTCGGTCGTGATGGCGTTCAGCGCCGACGGCTGCGTCCAGTCGATCACCTGGAAGGCGACGTCGATCGCACCACCCAGCGTCATCTTGTTGACGGGCAGCGGGTTGACCGTGAACTTGCGCGAGGGCAGCTCGGTCTTCTGCGCGGTCTGCTCACCGACGATCGTGTGGGACACGACCTTGGGACGCGTGAAGCTCGCACCGTACTGCGGCATGGTGTAGCTGCGGAGCGCCGTGACCAGTGGCCGGCTGGCGTCGATGATGTTGATGACATCGCCGACGATCGGCTCGGGCACGATGCCGGGCATGTCGCCGGTCACCGAGTTCTGCAGAGCACGCTGCACTCGCTGCTGAGCACCGAGGTCGCCTTGGTTGGCGTGGATGATGTCGTGCATGTAGTCGCCGGGCGTCGGCCACTGGCTGCGGATGATGGCGTCGTTCTCGCCACCAGGCGTCACCTGGTCAGGCACGACAACCTCGCCGCGGTGCGAGTTGTGCACCGGCAGGTTGCGCAGCAGTTCGTTCGTCCCGGTGACAGACGTCTCCAGAGCGGCGATGCCGCGGATGCGCTCGTCGAGCGAGGTCACCGTCGAGCGGAGCATGGTGCTGTTCGCCTGCTCGGCCTCGGTGAGTTCGCGGTCTTCCTGCGTGGCTCGATCCTCGAGCGCGCGCAGCTGGTCAACGCTCTCCTGCCAACGGCTGCGGAGAATGTCGATCGTACCAGGCATGATGCCGGTCCTTTCGTGGATACATTCAGCGCGGACGCTGACGGCTGAGGGGTCGACCCTCGTGTCTCGTCGGCTACTCTACTTCGTTCCGAGCGGATCGTCCAGCTGATCTAGCCACGCGGCCAACTCCTGGCGCGCCTTCGGCTCGGGCTTCGGCATCGTAACGTTGATATGAACGTCACTCGCTTCGTCGTCCATGTCGTGGCCAGTCATGATCATGACCTCGTCGTCCTGATCGATGGGTGTCACCGAACGCAGCACGAGCTCATCGGCACCTTGCAGAGCCGGGAATGGCGTGACGCTGATCTCATCGAGCGCCACCTCCATACGCTCGATCACGCCGGCCTGGTTACGTCGGCTCTTGATGTTGCGACCGTTGATGCTGACGCCCGGAATCGCACCATCGCGGATCAGCTCGATGATGTCATCGCCCAGCGAAGTGCGGCTGATCTTTGACGTCATCCACGGACCGTCATCGCGCTCGTGTACCATCGACACCATGCCGATCGGTAGGTTCTGCACGGCATGGTTGTACATCAGCGGCCAGCCTCGCTTGAGGCGTTGGGCCCGACGAATCGATTGCGAGAAGACGCCCCGCTTCCACGACTCATCGTACGGCGCCTTCCCGTCCGAGACGCGGCTGATCGCATCCCAGCTGAACAGGCGCGCATGCAGCGTACGACCCTCCGTGCCCTCGAGCTCGAGCGTGTCCAGCTGGAGCGAACGCTTGATGACTTCGACGTTGCTCATGTCGACTTGGTTCCCTTTCCGTTCAATGAGTCACCGAACCGACCGTGATAATCACGCGGTTGCGGACTCGCCGCAGCAGCGGCCTTCGCTTGCGGTGAGGACTTCTCGGGCTTGCCGCCAGCGTTGACGGCAGCAGGCGGTTCATCCGGCAAGTTGCCGTTGCCGGGCACAAACGGCAGCAACTGCGGTGGAACTTCCTCGGTCTTCGGCGTCTCCATCTCGATGGTGTCCGACGTGGTTTCGAGCTTGTAGTCGTCGACCGGCATGCGCTCCATGACGCGCACCTCTTCGAGCGTGTACACCTTGTTGCGCAGCGCGAGATCGTACGTCCGCATGCGGTTGAGGCTGTCGGCGCGGAACAGCTCCGTGGTGTCGAACCTCGCGTGGACGGTGCCCGGCAGGTCATGCCTGAACGCCTGCTCAATGCGGCTCATCCAGCACTGCAGCGAGAAGATGAGTCGGTCGCGCATCTTCGCCTCGATGTTCTGGTACTCGATGCGACCAGAGCGGTTCCTCAACGATGCGCTGAGGTCCTCGGGGTCGAGGTTGAACATGTACGCGATCTCGGCGATGGAGAACTGACGTGACTCCAGGTACTCGGCATCCTGCATCGACAGGCCGACCTTCTCCAGCTCGACGATCTTCGGGATTACCGCAGGGCGCCGATCATGAGCACTATGTCGTTGGACCCATCGGGACTGCAGGTACTCGGCCTCATGTTCGCTGAGTTCCGGCTTGTCGACTCGCATAACCACGGGCGGGACGCCGCCCGAAGCGTAGGCGCCCGCACCGTAATCCATGAGCTGACGCGTCTGCTGCAGTCCGGCGCGATGCGCCTCGATGACGCCAACGCCAGTAAGCATTCCAGGCAGCATGAAACCTCGTACATGAAACACCTCCAACCACGAGAGTGGTCGATCAACGCCCACGATGTCGTACGTCAGTACGCCCTTCTCATAGCTGACGGTTACGTCGTCGCAGCTGATCGGGATGAGCTGTCGCGGGTTACCCGTCGACTCATCGTAATCAGACTTCACGGCGTAGAAGTTCCCTCGCAGCACAACGCTGGCGGCGCAGCCGAACATCCAGTTGTAATACGAGATGGCCGGCCACGGATCGTTGAGCAGCTGGCGGCTCATGTCGACAGTCGTCGGTGGATTGCCGTCGAGCGCTTGGAGCGGCATCTGCGCGATGAAGCCGGCGATCAGGTTGGTCGCACGCCAAGCAGCCGGGATCGCCAACGTCGCAGCTTCAGCGTCTCCATACACGCTTGCTTCCGTTGGCATGGTTCCATCGGACGACCACGGCAGCGACGACCACGGCCCCCACCACGGTCCGTGCTGAGCCGGCCAGGGCGCCTTGTCAGGCTCACGAGTTCCGCGTGGAATCGTCGAGCGCAGCAGGTTCGCGAGACCCATCGGCTGACTCCTTCTCTCGAATCGACTTGAGCTCACGGAGGAAACCGTGCAGCGCGAACATGAGGCCGAGCGCGATCAGCGCCGGCGGAATAGACCACATCGCAATGCCCACCACAATCAACAAGCCGCCGCCGTACTGTTCTAATACATCCACAGCTGCGGCTCGGCCTTCATCTTCGATGCCATGTCATATCCGAACACAGCTCCAATGGCGGCATCGATGTACCCGACAGGGTTTCCACGATCACGGACGATGCGGGAACCGTGATGATCGACCTTCGGAACACAGTTGGCAATGTGCCGTCGGAGTACAGCGTTTCCGTCGTGATGTACGCGATGCTCCATAACTGCATCCTCGAACCTCTTCGTGGCTTGGACCGCACGCGGCACGGAGTTGGTCGGAATCTCGACAACGGGAATGCCATCGTCGGACCACTGCTGCAGGAGCTGGCCGAGGAAGAACGGGTCGGCGCCGACCTGCTTCACCTTGTAGCGCTCGATGCAGTTCCGCACAGCATCGTCCAGATCATCGTATGGGACGCGCCACATCGGGTCGCGCGGCGGCTTCTCCCAAATGCGAAGCGTACGAATGACCGGAACCGTCTCGAGCGTGACACCCATCAGCGCAACCGAGTCATGCTTCCACGCGCCGTCGATGAACAGGACCATCGGAGTCTGGGCCGCCAGCTCGCTTGCGTCTGCGAGTGTGTCCCAAACGTTCATGTTCATCCAGCCAGCGCTGCGCTTCAGCCAGCCGCCGAGATGAAGCCGCACGAATTCGGCGCGTTCGAGACTGGCGGCCTGGCTGGTCAGAAACGCCTTGTTGATCCAGCCGTGCCGATAGCCAACGTTGAACTCGCGCCATGCTTCCTCGTCGTAGGGATCAACGTCGTGCGGGACGTCCTTGCCGGGCCAGTGTACGTACAGCGACGGGTCATTTGCTCGCTCAGCACGCTCAACCAGCAAGCCGAGTGGCGACGAGAAGTTGATGCCTGGTGTCGTGATGTAGATGGTCATCGACTCTTCACGGGCTGCGGCGCCAGAACTCAGTGCCTCCGGCAGATCGTTCGAGCGAAACGCCCAATACTCGTCCACCAGCGAGATGAACGGGTTGTACCCATGCGCCTGATGGGCGTCCGCCCCAAGCGTCATCATGTACGAGCCAAGCGGTGTTTCGATACGGTTCTTGTAGATGTACAATCGCTTGCGCAAGTCCTTCGAGGACATGGCAAACGCATCCACATTCCGTTTCAAGATGCCAGCCTGAGTGCGAGAGTTCGCTGCGAAGTAAATCTCGGTCCCCAGTCCACGGCTCGTTAGCCCGAAGAGCGCGATCCCCGATCCGATGAGCGTCTTGGCCCACTTGCGGTGAACCATGATGAGCGCTTCGCGGTGCTTCCATGTACCATCCTCTCCGATGGCAAACATGTCGTTCAGGACGGCCCGCTGCTCGGGAACGAGCAGTACGGGCTGGCCTGCCTCGCGGCCACGTGGGTGTCTGCAGAATCGCGCGAGGAACTCGGCGATCGCTGGCCCGTCAGTCTCCACGTGTCCGGTTGAAGTGTGGACGGTTCGTACGCTGAATCTCAGCGAGGAACGTGTCGACGTTGTCCTCGTCGACCTTGTCCCAGTTCTCGAGCCGTACGGCGAACATGAGCTCGCGCAAGGTGATGTGCAGCAGTCGCTCCATGGCGATCATGTGCTTGACCAACGGGTGGCCGACGATGAAGCCGGACTCGAGCTTGTGCGCGATGCCGTCTTCGCTCACCTGCATGCGCCACGCGCCGATGTCAGCCTCGATCAGCTCGTAGCGGTCGATGAGAACGTCGATCGCAACCGTCTTGCCGCTGTACTCAGAGCGCAGCTTCTGGACGATCGTTGTCATGGGGTCGAGGATACCCCGATCCGAGTGACGTAGCCAGCCGAACATGGGAGAGCGCCGGCGAGGGCAATCACCGGCGCTCATTCCCATCCGCCCGAACGCGTCCGCTCGGAGGTGATGCGGCCTTAGTTCATGTCGGTCGTTCTGCTCAGAATCTCGGCAATGATCTCGGCCTGCGTCTTGCCCCACAGTGACGTGATGTCAACGAGGATGTCGATCATGGGTCCGTTCATCTCGCCTGTCGGCCCTTCGCTGTCATCGAACCAGATGTCGCCGTCGCTATCGTACCAGTACGTCCTCGAACATGCGTACTTCGCACCAGCATGATCCGCAGCCGTGATCGTGAGACATTCCTTCACGGCATCACTCCCGCTGAGCGCCATCTCGATGAGGCCACCGGGATGCAGGAACTCTTCGGGAACGTCGCCATCCTTGGCCACGAAACCGTCAGAGCAGATCGCGGCCCAGTACGGGATGTACATTCGAGCCATGACTGCGGCAAGTGCTCGCACAATCTCATTGCGCGAACCAGGTACGATGACCGCTATCGCGTCTGCGTCTTCTTCCGATGGACGATCGCTGACGAACACCATCATCGGAATATCGCGGTCATCGGCGGCAGCTTCCCTGATGTGAGCACGCTTCATCTCGCAGAAGTCATCGAAGATCGACGCAAACATTGCCTCATCCATACACGGCCTCGTCTGCGACCTCGATGGTGAACGCGGTCAACGGTCGATTCGGCTCACCATCAGCACGGACTGGACGCGTCATCGATACACTGCGCCACAGCATCCATGCCTCACCAGCCGTCGAGAACCGCATCGCAGTCTCGATGTCGTCCGTCCACTCCGCGAGCCCTCTGCCGCCAGCGTACTCGGGATCGTACGCCTGCAGGAACATTCCGCGCGGTGACGAGAGTTTGCTCGGGTGCGCGACCTTCCCGGTGAGGTCCGCGCATCTGATCACGATCATTCGAACATGCCCTTCAAGCGATCGATGATGAAGATGGTGTGCCGTGCCTCCGCGCGCTCGTCATCGGATGACGCTACAGCATTCAGATTGAACGCAAGCGCTACCCGGTAATTCTTCAACGCGAGGAACAGAACGGCTGCTTGCTCTAACGTGAGCTCGCAATGCACCTTCATCACGGCGGGATAATACTGCGTCTCAGCGGTTGGTTCCGCTGACTGTCGTTTCCTGGTTTCAGCC